TCATGTGAAACAACATAGGCAAAACACTCATCCGGGGCAGAAGCGGTGACGGTCGCATTTGCGTACATGAGACTGGTGTATTTATCATCAAGATAAATCCAATAGTCTCCATTTCCCGCCTTTGTCGCTGTAAAGCCGATACCGTCAGCAACAGTCGCGACGCCACTGCCGTCAGTGGTAACCCGCCCAGCAATAATCTTCAGCTCACGTTCAAGCGCCTGAACATCTTTAAAATCCCTATTAGCCATAATTCATCTCCCTTCAATGAGTTAAATTATGCCAATGCTACGCGGCAGTTATAGCCAGGAGCATTGCAAGAAACGTTGCCGTAAAAACCGATACGTGTTTCGTACGCATCTGCGTCCGTTACGCGAAGCATGTTTTGGCCATCAAGGTCAAGAATACTAACTGCTTGTCCAAGACTGTTTAGAGTCCAGGTATTTAGCTGAAGCATCCATGCAACGTTTGGCTGACAGTTATGGTCAGGAATAACCTTCATGTGACCACGGGGACCATTTACAACCAATGCATCAAAGCCAACACTAGCATCGCTAGTCTTAACTTTGTCGTATTGAACTTTAGACCCAAGAGCTTTTTCAAGGTTTGAGTAACTAGCAAAGTCCATAAAGATGTGGTCAGGGGCGCCGCCTTCGCGACCAATTAGAGACGCTCCTTCAATAAGAGCTTCCTCAATCGGCAAGGCAGAACCGTCAAACCGGTTTCCACCCAATCGAGTAGTGTCGGCTGTTCGGTTAACACCAAAGTGTAACGTTGCTCCTGGGGCTGATTCCGGGCACCAAGCCTCAAGTCCAGAAATCTTTAAAAGATCGTCTGCTTCTGTATAATCGCCTGCTTGAAAGACAGCATCGGCAGATCCAGAAGAAAGAATGTCGGCATCAAGAGCCGCGCTCACAGTAATTACACCAGTTACACGGTTAATGGCCGAAATTGTTCGTGCGCCACCAGAGCGAAGAGCCGATGCACCGTCAGCAGCAAAAACAATACTCATCCCGACTTCAAAGTTTACCACGTCCGCAATTGGGTTTAGTGTAAACGATGAGGCCGTAACAGGGTCAACGGTTACTGTACCAATTTGACCTGAACCATTTCGATACATTGCAACTGAAAGAGAGCGCTTAAGGCTATGAATTGCCCCGTCAATCTCGTTGCTTGCATAGCGAACAAAGGCGTCAGCATTGCCAGCAGAGGCACGAATTGCCTCATGTTGAATCGCCGCGAATGAGTAGTCTTTTACCCGCGTCAAAAAGAATTGACGCATAACAGACGTTGATGTGTTTGCTTGGCCTGTGCCAAAAGTAGCACTTCGGCGCTGCGGCCCAGTAACAACAAGTGGTACGGGCATTCCGTCACCACCAAACTTTTCATACTTAGGCATAAGAGCGAAAAGCGGGTTGTGCTCATACGTCATCGTTTTGATGCGCTCAGCTTTGTAGTGTTCTTTTAGGAGGTTATTAACCCCCGCTGCGGATGTGTCGATTCCTAATGGAGTTCCAGTAGCCATAATTTATCTCGCTTGCCCTGCTTCAATCATGCGGGCGATACGCTCCAGGGATTCTTCGCGAGACAACATACCAGTGTCTTTCTCGCTCGCCCCCGTAGCAAGTTGATTTGTCAGTGTCTTTGGTTTTTTCTGAGCCCTTTTTACGGGTTCAGTTCCTACTGCGTCATCAACCGGCGTTTCCTGCGACTCCGATGCTGGCCGTGAAAGCCCATACTTCTTCTGCAACTTTTCAGCCTTAAAATAACCCTCCAGCGACTCTTCAAGGCTTTCTTCTACAAGGTCTGCCGCTTGGGCTGCCGTTATTTCACGGCCATTATTCTCGTAAAAGTCACGCATAAGCTGCGGCACCATCCACTGCATGTTTCCGGCACGTAAAAGCTCATACTTTGGTTCATTGTCCACGAATTTTGAAACTTGGTCAACAAAGGAGTTCCACTCAGTGGTTTCTTTTTGCTTTGTTGCGGTTTCTTCTTTTTCTTTTTGAGCATTAATTAACGCTTCGATTTGTTTTGCCTGCTCTTCAATTTTTTGCGTCATTACGCTTTCAGCGGGCAATTCACCGTTAATATCCTGGTGCAACAGGTCTTTTATGCTCACCCCATTACTCTTTAGAAACTCTAAAGGATTGGTTTGAGCAAGCTTTCGAGCATCTTTTATTGCTTGAATTTCGGCTTTTAACTGCTCGTTTTCAGATTTAAACAGCTTTGAAGCTTCTTGTTGTTGCTGAAATGCTGCCTCTTTTCGCGCAATTGCAGCAAACGCGCTAACAACATCGGGCGATGGCTCCGCTGACGGTTCAGGCGACGGCGCCACCTCCGCTACAGATAACTCACCCTCCGGTGCGGATAATTCAGGCTCTACGGCAACTTCAGCTTCTACTGCGACTTCTTGCACTTCTTCACTCATAATGTCTCCTACATTGGAATTGCTTGGTCAGCCCCTTGTGGTGCTGCGGCTTCTTCAGCCATCATTTGTTCGCCCATTGCTGGTGGTGTAGCGCCAGTTGGCGCAATCATGCCCTCTGGCCCCATTGCTTCGCCAGGTGCCCCGCCTTGAGGTCCCATCTGGGATTGGGCCTGCATTTGTGCCTCTGCTTGGGCCTTTTGCGCTTCTGCCTGCATTCTCCCGATAAGAGATACACAGTCCTCCATGAACCTACGCAGCAAATCCTGTCGCTCTTCTGGGACCTTGTTTACCTTGGCTTTTAAATAAGCCGAACGAACCAAGCGCATTGCTAACGGTAAGTCAGTAAAAGGCTCAGGAGGGGAATAAATCCCATGCTCAAGCATCTGCTCAATTTGCTGCATTACGTCATCATAAGCAGCCATTGCCATGTTATTCACAGCGGCAATATCTGGATAATCAAGAAGACCGCGAGCCTCTTGCTGGGAAAGCATCCCGGCCTGAAGCATTTCAATGACTTTTTGAAGCTTACCGGCAGGAGTCGTTGGCAGAAGATTGGTTGGATAAATCTTCATAACGTACTGGTCATTTTTAAGATTAATATCTTTCCATTTTATCTTTTCGATAAATTTATCACCGTGACTAATAACCTCGAAGTTATCCCCGCGCTCAGCGGCAGTACGCGCAATATCAATCATCTGATGCGCTGCGTCCAAAAAGACACGTTCATACTGCTGCGCGGTAATCATAAAACGCTCGGTTTCGATATCCTGGAACTCACGAAGAGCTACACCAGACTCTAGTCCTGCTGGCTTTTTAGACTGTGCCGCTAATTGAGAAATACCCGTAATCTCATAGGCTCGATTAAATAACCGGTCTAAGTGAGAAAAAATTTCACCCGATACAGTCTTAGGGACAAAGAACTGAGGCGGCGTGCCTCGGTACTCAATAACACCCCAAGTTTCGTTATTTAGGTGAGCTTTGGCAATCTTGGAGCCTGCTTCAACAAAAACCTTTGGCTTTGCCAGGTGCATTTGTTCCTGGATATTAAAAAGCAGCTTATTAATTTCTAACTGAATACCAGTCAGTTGTTCAGAGAGCCCTTGCCCGAAGAAGCCGAGAAGGCGTTCAGTCCATCGGATAAACACGAACGGAAAGTAATCGCGCTCATACGGTTCTTCGAGCAGCGTAGCGCCATCAATGCAAATAGCGTGGCGTCCATCTCCGGCGTCCTTACCACTAGGTAAGTGCCAAGCTTCGATGCACAGGATTTGACTGCTGTGGTCTTCATCTCCGTAGTCACCCTCTGGTGGCGCCGCTGAATAAATTTCATCGCGCCTCTCTGGATAAATAGCATGAAGAACATCCCTATCGACATACTTGACCTGGAAAAGCTGGCGAGGCTTACCGTAAACAGCCTCTCGGTCATCGACAACAATTTCATCAGGAAAGACTCGCTCTACTTCGATTTGTTCCTGGCCTTCGTAAATCTTCATTGCGCCTGTGCCAAAAACACAAGCATCCATAAAAACCCTTGGAGCTATGTCGTAAATCTTGGTGGCGTAAAATTGACCTTCACAAAACTTATCGAGCAATTTAGCGCGTCTTTGCATCCGATAATCGCCATCACTGGTCAAAAAGGTCGCTTTAGGGCGGTTTTTTGCGATTTTAGCGGTAACAGTGTCACACATTGACTGAATAACATTCAAAGTTACTCTGTGACGCATCGATGTGCTCTTGCTTCGAGCGTAGGTACTGCTACTCAAGCCAGAATTATAATAATTGCCATAGAGCCGAAGGTTTTGAAGGTTTTGTTCCTTACGATAGCTTTGGTCATCCAAAATAGCTTCGTATCGTTCCATCACGCCTTCATGGGCATCTTTTTTAGAGTTCCACCAGTTTTCCATCATCATCCCCCAGAGGAATAGTAGAGTAAGAAGTCATCTTCTTTTTCAGGGTCGAGGTCAGCTTGCTGATAATCTTCAGGAATAGCAAACCCAACTTCTGGAACCTTATCAGGAAACACGACTGAAATTTTACCATTTGGAGTCTCATAACTGATACTTTTTGCGCCAATGCTTTGGCCAAACTGTACAGCTTCTTTTAATTCATCATCCATTCAAGGTTACCTGTCCCTTCATTGTCGTTATCTTCAAGCTTCATAGCTGCGTTTTCCCAGTATTCATCTTCTAGTTTTTTATAATACTCAGGGGTTCCCCTGGATGGCGGCAAGATAGCTTCTTCATGAGTAAAGTGCTTGGATTCTCTCCAGGCATAAAGGCAGGCATCGGCGAGGTGGTTATCAAACCGGCCATCTTCTTTTCGGCGGTCCTCGTCCCACTGTAAGAGACGCCACTCATCCACTAAATCTGACAAGCCATTTACTAAAATATTTCCAGCAGCTAAATCTGAGTTCATTAATTCGATGTAAGCCGCTTTGTTTCGTTTTTCTGCCGCCTGGATAGGCAGAGCCCACCGCTGGCGAAATTCTTCGACAATTGATTTACCTAGTCCACCCGTATCAGCGACTATCGACGTAAAATTATACATCTCATTATATTCATGAATTTTCTGGGCAATGTCTGAAGGAAGCATTTTCGACTGCTTGAAAGTATCCACCACATAAAAATGCGGCAAGTCAGCGCTGTACGCCCCAATAACAAAGGCCGTTGCGTCTTCATAACCTAAATCCACCCCTAGAATGTAGTCAAAATCATGCTCATGGTGCGGCACGTCATCATAAAAATTCTTTTCTTCAGAGTATTTATAAACCAAGGAGTCTTCAGACCTAATCCATTGGCCCTTCCACTCTCGAAGATAAACCGGGTTTGTGTCGTCCCATTTCTTCTGGCGCATACGCTTTTCAAGCCAGTCCTTGGCGTGAGGTATGTGCGGGTTGTCCATAATGGTCCAGTGGTGGTTACTGTAGGCAAACGCGGGATTTGTCGTTGCATGAAAGAATGTGCCCGAACAAGCAGCGTTAGGTGTCCCAATCATTGCTAGTGTGCCGTTATGGTCAATAAGCGCAGGCTCAAGAACCTCTTGAACAAGCTCTTCCATGTGGGCACCAAAACTAGCAGCCTCATCAAGAATAACTAGACGGTAAGCAGACCCACGAAGCTTATCGATATCAGCCTCATCGTTAGCGCCGGTTAAAATTATTTGGCTGTTATTGGGCAGTGTCGCCACGAGCTCTGAGTTATTAAACCGCATTCCTATGTGGTATTTCCGGTTTGCTCTTTTAAGCTCCATCCACATTAGACGCTTAGCACTTGTGCGTGTAAGTGCGATGTAGGCCGACAATGAATCAGGATGTTTAGATGCTGTTTCAATCAGGTAGTAACAACTGGCGTAAGTCTTACCAGCTCGCCGAGAACACAAAGCGGTTTTAAAAGAAGAGGGATCATTAATAAACGCGAGCTGTTGCTCGAATAAGTCCTCTTGCCACCGATAACTGCGGTCTTTAGATGCAGCCGTATCCTCTTTAAGAGCATTGGCATCACCAAAGCGCTTAACAAATTCCTTAAGAACCTGGCGAGAGGCGTATGACTCAGGCGGCTTTGACATCCGTTACCTTCTTAGGCCGACCTTTTTTTGGCGCAGCTTTGCCTTTTGTCCGGCACCAAGAGATTGAAGTCATCGGGAGCCAATAAGAACCCTTCTTCTTATCGACAACCCGAACCCCCAAAACTCCCTCGACTTTTTCAAAACCCAGCTCAAAATGGTCAGAAGATAAAAAACTCTTGTTTATTACGCTTCGGGCCGATTCTGTAAGTTGTATTCCTACAATCTCCATTCTTCACTCTCAATCTTTTCCAAGCCCTCGGGTCTTTGGATGTTTGGGACATAAAACAGATTATAGGGCTGCTTTAGGTCTTTGAATATAAAACTTTTATGGCTACAGAGGATAGGTTCGCCCTTCTCGTGCTCAAAAAAGCCTAAAAGGGCCTTACATAGCCCGAATTTACGTAATGATTTCTTGGTGTAAGCAAAATGAACGATAAAACGATTGTTCTTAGTACGCACACCACAAACCCAGGCAAATATTAGATTTGGGTCTTCGTTTGAGCAAGCAATAACCGTAATCGAGTTTTCCATGAGGTTTTTTATGACTTCTCGATGGGATTTAAAGAAAAGGGGCTGGTACTGGTCTTTGTTTTGGACCCACCAGGAATCTAGCCAGCTTTTATAAACAAAGCTCGAATCACCTTGGTCGGCTAGACGGATATACACAGGCAGCTTATCGTTGTGCATCATTGGATTATAAGGGGGCGCCGCTTCGGTGGTCATTTATCACTGTCCTTTAATCGGTCGCTTGTCATTTCGGCCAGCTTGATTAAGTCAGCGTCACTCATGGCGTCTAGGTCAGACTGCTCCTTGAGCTCTTTTTCAATGCCGACAATCTGGGCCAGTGAGCGGGTCATCTGCCCGAAGGAATGCACCTGTTGGCGGTCTAGGCCGCTACTTGAGGTAGAAACCCTAAGATGGTGCCTTACCTCGGAATCAATCACCGCAAGGGCGTTTTCCATGATGCTGTGGAGACTAGGCATAACCCGAATATCAATTAGGTCAGCTTGGCGCTTATTTATCTGGACTCTGGACCCCTCGGTTTCAAGGTCCTGCTCGGCGAGCTCTAGGATTTCTCGGCGGTCTAGCTTGCCACCTTTAGTCTTGCAAGCCTCGTCATATCGGACCTCAAGACTCTTCCCCATATAGATTTTCTTCTTCGACATAGTTCACCCGCAATTTGGACGGGGGCGGTTTTTACACCTCTGGTTTCATCCCCCGGCATCAAAAATAAAACAGAGGGGAGTTTAAATCAAATTTTATAAATTATTTAATAATGTACCGCACTGCGTCAAATGTAATTAAGGGGGAGTGAGTGTGAGGTTATTAAATATTAAAAGGGAAACCCCGGCGCGGGGGTGCCCCCTACCCCTTAGTCGATTGTTTATAATTCGGAAAGTACGCCGCAACGCCGCACAGAATACAAGCCTATTGATACCAGCCACTTACCCCATTTTCACTTATTCGGTTGCGGTCAACCACTACCGAACGAACGACGGTCGACCATCCAGCAAACACCTTTGGGGATATTACAAAAGCCGATTCAGGATAGGCCACAACCACCGAATAATCGAACCGAACAAAATACAGCCCTTTGTGCGCCCTTGTGGCGCCGACCACGCACAAGCCACGGAAAAACCACACCACAGCTCTCGAGCGTCTCGAGCGTAGCACCCAGCGCGCGCGTTTTGTGCGCGCGGCGTCGAAAATAGATAAAAATCGAATAAAATAGATAAAAATCTATCGCCCTGACTTCTGCCAGCAATAAATTATCACCAGTGGCGCCGATAAAAGCACCACAACGGCAGAGGATAGCTTGTAAGGGGATAAAGTGAGCCAGATACACCGCAAGCGGAGTCAAATTAATGCTGTGATGTACCTGACTCCGAAGTTAACTTAATCAGATTCTCACATCATCGGGCCAATTGTCTAGCATGTACGAACCACCGCACGAACTACCGAAAATCACAGAAAAGTTTGTACACCTGTAATAAGGCCCTCTAACAAATTCTTTTATATTATTGTCTCTTACTACATGTTTCATACACTAGCGGCATCCTGTTGGGGTTTAGACATCAAAACAGGCCCTTTTCGCTACATGCTACGTGCATGGCTTGCGCGATGCTGGCTTGTCTTCGTGCATGCTTCACAGCAAAAAAAATGCCCCGCATGATCGAAACCGTGCGGAGCATGTATGAAAATTTTCTTTCGTGCGGTGCTAGCGCGATGCTAAATCCGTCCAATCGACCCAGAAAACTTGAGGCCCATCTCGCACATCATAGAACTTTACTTGGCACCTTCTGCCGATTGTAGCCAGCCTCACAACTTCCACCCGTTTACCGTTGGCCAAGTAACCTTGGGTTCCTGGTTTTATCGGCCAAACTCTAATAGTGCCCGATGCGATTGATTGTTTACCCATTGCCCACCTCGATTTTAAATTGTTCTCTAATCTCACATTCAAACACTCGGAGACTCGCCCGCTTATCTTGCTTGATGCAAGGCCGCACAGCTTCGAAAAACCGGTGAGGGTTGCCGCACGGCGTGGTAAGAATCAAACAGGTTAACCGCGTTCCCGTGGTCTGCTCTGGCAAAAACTGGAAACCCCAACCCGGAGACCAATTGACAGGCGGCATCGTTTCCAACCGCTCGTGATACTTTGCCGATGTAATCTCTACCCATTCATCCGTCATTTCTTCACCTTCCCCGCCCGAATCAGCGGCTTTAATTTTACATTATTTTCCCGTGCTACATCTTCCACGGCTTTACGTGTTGCGGAGCGGTTCCCATGCCAGCGCAGAAAGCCCACCCCCCCGAACTCAACCCCTTCAGGGGCTTGCTCTTGCTTGTCTTTTTGTGAGGGGCAACCGGGGAAGCCCATAACAGGCCCAACGCCAAGCCATGCAGCACAGGCGGAAAACTCAAAGGTTTTATACTCGTAAGATTTCCAGCTTCGCCCCGTTTCAGACTCCAAGCCCTTGAACGTGGCAACCCGCACAGCATGAGAGGAAGAAAGCCCCAACTTAGAAAGCTGGAGCCAACCCCACCAGATGCGCGCTAACTTCTTTAGTTCTTTTTCGCTGAATGCTGGCATTACCTACCCACCTTTACTTTGAACCCAGCATTACGGCCCGCCGCCAAGTCATCCACCGCACAATAGGTGTTATCTACAAAATCAAGAACAACCACCTCTTGACCATATAAACCCGGGCTAAATCCCAAATCCGCAGCATCGGCCAAATACACTTCTTTAACTGTTTTAGCCTCAGTACATGAGCCACTAGGGGCCACCTTCTGACCAACAAGCAATTGAGCATCCTCAAGTTTTTTCATTAGTCGGGGCGAGATATGCCCGTTTGGCTCGTCGGGGTGATAGTCTCGCGGCTCATCCTCAACCGGCTCAGAAGCAGCAGCACACAGCATAGCGTTAGAGCTTGGCTCGTCAAACCGCTCATACTTGTCTGGGTTGCTCATAATCTCAGCGAGGGATACCCCGTGCAGCTCTTCCGCCTCTCGTGCAGCGGCTGCAAATAATTCTTTGTTCTCGTTGTCAGTCATTCTTGACCCTTTCAGCAATTTGTTAGTCCAGCCTTTATTGTAGCGGATAACCGCAACAAGTAAAGAAAAAAAAGGGGGCAAAAAGCCCCCAATTCTATGATTTTTCTATGATTTTTCAGCTTGTGCCAGGTGGCCTGGCAAGAGGCACCCCGCTTTTATAAAATGCCCTCCGCCGGTCAGAATCCCAGCCCGTCAAGCCGCAAAGCTTGCCCTCATACTCTAGAGTTTTAGGCAGTGCATAAAACTCGGCAGCATCGGCGCAATCCACCCAAAGGCAGACGACGACGAACGACGACGGCGACGACGACGACGACCACCACGACGCGACAAACGGGTCATGTGGTGGCAAGAGCTCAACGACGACGGGAAAAAACTCTGGCCTTGCGCGTGCTATGTTAATCATCGGCCTTTACCCTTTCAGCAATCGACGCGACGACAACCGCCACCGCCTCGGATCCATCAAGGTGTAATTCCTTGGACGACTCAAGCCAAACTTCTTTGGTGTCACCGTGCCCACCTTCTAAGTAGTAATCAGACCCAGCAATTCGGGCCAAAGCATTGAGCCCATTGACGAGAGATTCAATAAGCTTGTTTTTGTTTTCTTCTCGAAGCTTTTTAAACCTATCTTCTGCCTCCGAGCGTGCCGCTTTTATCTCTTTAACTTCTGCATTGGAGAACCGGCAGGTCCTTTTATTGTGCCCATAGACTCCACATCGTGAGCATTTTCTCATTTTCTTAATCATTCTCTTTACCCTTTCAGTTAAAACCAGTGGTTTTTTATGTATGGTTTTTTCTCTTCTTTGTTTTCAATTGCACTTATTAAAGACCACGACATAAGCAGCGAACCCGCCGCAGCCAACAGGACATCCACAAAGGAACCCGTTGAGCCAAGGAGGCCCATGGTCATCATCGGCGGGCCGAATGCCGCCGCAAGTTTTGAAAGTTCTTTACTCATAGCTCACCCCACAATTCTCGTTGCACTGTTGTTGATTCCAATAAATTAAGCTGTATGCCGCAAGCTCAACCACCGCGTCAGCAGCCAAGCCACGCGGCCCCGGCTTTGTATCTCGGTACATCTTCCCCGTTGCTGCAATCATCCCGGCCTGAGCAATCCCGACGCCAATACAACAATCGCGGCAGGAGTCAGAAGACTCTCGACCATTGCAGAAGTGGCCACCTTTACCATCGGCTGGCCCCCATCGGCGCCCCTTCGGGCTTTTTGGAATTGGGCACGATGGTAGAGAATCCACCCCGTAGATTGTTGTTGTTTCTGAAACGTCAATCACCCGGGCAGCGCTCACCCCTATCGGGTAAAACTCTCCACTGTCACACATCAAGAGCGCCGGAATCTCACCCCCGCCTGGCAAAGCCTCAACATCGGGCAAAGAGTTCGGCATTCCAGCAGCAGACAGAAACTTTGATAAATGGTCAGTATCGCTACAACTCACCGAGCCCGGACCAGACACAACACAGACAACATCATACCCACCGCCGAATGCCTGCGATGCAATGCACATAACAACGAACGGCAGGAGAAAACTCCTACCGCTTTCTTTCTTTTTATTCTTAGTCATTTTGCTTTTCTTTCATTCGTTTATTAATTTTTTCCAACTCGCCGCGCTCAATAAGAATGACCCGGTCCTGCGCTGGCAGAATGCCGAACTCTATACTCATAATGTCCAGCCCAGCCCCCAGTGTTGAAGGCCAAGCGTAGCCGAGCACCCTGTAGTATTGCGCCCCGGCTGGGCCGCTTAAGACAACAACGGCATGCGTTGCTCTGTCTAGGTTACGCATGCTCAGCCCCCGCCTTTTCTTTGAGTTGTTGCGCCACCCACTTGGTAGTATTCCGGCCCTGCTTGTTTAACTGACGCTGCCAGCGTTCATGTGTGCGGCTGAAATTGTAGCCCTGTTGCTTCATCCACCGAGCGAGGTCTTTGCTAGTTCGAGATTCAAACTCTATACAAATTCGGTTTTCGTCCTCATCCCCGTAAGCCTTCCAATCAATCCCCTCAATTGTTCCCGTGATAACCCCAAACTCTCCCGCCTCAAGTTCTTCCTGGATAAGCTCAAGCCGCTTATTAAGTCGCCGAATTTCGGTGGTGTGTGAGGTAACACTCACCCCGGTAAGCCTTCCCGAGTATCGGCACGGGGTAGCCAACAGCCTAGCAGTCTTTTCTTTTATCCCGTCAGCGATAAGGGCTTGAATAAGGGCATCCCCCTCCAGCTTTTTCTTATGCTTGTTCAGAGACTTATTAAGCCTTTTCCCCTCGTCCCGGTATCCTTCCAAGTCTGTGATTCTGGCCTTTAGTTTCTGAATAACTTCCGGGTCATCGGCAGAGACACCGCCGCGACCGACACCAGCAGCGCGAGACTCTAAAACATTCGCTTGCTCATTGTACTGGATGCTGGCCCGCATCTTATTATCCGAGCGCTTCAATGCGTTACGGTGGCGCTTCTCTGAGTGATGCCTAATTATAATAGGCTGGCCCATCGGAATGTGCCGAGTTTCAGCCCGTGAGGCCTCAAAGCTTTCCTCTGATCTGCACCGCGCCTTATCTGCGGCAACCTCGAGACGCTCTTTTCGAGCCTCTTGACGGCCCGCATAGTCTGCGCGTCCTGGTGTTCTTGCTGTTTTTTCTTCATTCATTTTTGCACTCCGTACATTTAAAAAGTTAACCACCTCCACAGTTTACTATGGTATTGCGGGTGACCGCAACAAGAAAATGCAGGTAAAGCCCTAGACTCGAAGACTAAAAACCCGCTACTTTGGCCAGTGGACTAACACCATGTTGAGGGGATAATGATTAACACTAATTTCGTTTTAAAAGTTTCAGAATATATCGAGGCCAACCCACCGGAAAGACTAAGCGAAACGTACCTTTCCAAGCATATTGTGGGGGCTATCACACACGCATTAAAAGCAGTTGCATTTTGCGACGACGACGACGACGATTGGCGACGACGACGACGAAAGCCTGAGACAACTGGAGACGACTGGAGCACACCAGAGGATGCTCAGATAGTCGTGAGTTGCGGCGGGTCGCTATGGGTGTACGACCGTACAATTTGGCGACGCATCGACGATAAAGATTTGAAAATGCTCTGCCTTCTTTATGACGGCAAAGAGACAACCGTTAACGACAAGCCAACTGTAATTGGCATGACTGACAGGAAAGCGAAAGCAATTGCTACCCTAACAACCTTACTGCACACAACCCGGCGCCCCAACTTCTTTGATGAGCCGCCCATCGGCCTGGCATTCACTGATGGATTCTGGACGATTGAGGATGGTAGCCTCGAATGTGTCGAGCATCACCCGAAACACAAAACAACTTTCGGCTATGACTTCCCACTGGACGATGAAAACCAACCCGTTGGCGCGTGGCTCAAATACCTTGATTCGCTCTGGAGGGATGATGAAGACAAGTGTCAAAAGATTGACGCACTGCAGGAGTGGATTGGTGCAACTCTTATTGGACGCGCCACATCATACGCTAGGGCGGCTCTGTTTATCGGGACCGGTGCCAACGGCAAGAGCGTTTTGCAGACGATTATCGAAGAGCTGTTCCCGCCTCAGAATGTAACGACTGCATCACCAGCGCACTGGCACAAAGAGTACACGCTCGCGAGCCTGCAAGATTCAAGATTGAACGTGTGCTCGGAGCTGCCAGAATATCGAGCCCTCGACACGAGCGCGACTTTTAAAGCAGTGCTTAGCGGTGACCGGGTTGAGGCCCGATTAACTTACCGCGACCCGTTCTCGTTTCGTCCAATGGCTGGCCACCTCTTCGCTGCCAACGCCCTGCCAAACATCGGAAGCGGTGATTTTACCCAAGGTTTCTTTCGTCGGTTTCTTCTCTTCACGTTTAACAGGAACTTCAAAGACGATGCAGGGATGGAGCGCCGGGACCAGCAAGAGATACTGGAAGAGATAAGAGCCGAGCACGGCAGCATTCTATGGTGGGCCTTGCATGGTGCCTGTCGTCTTTTAAAGCGCGGGGAATATACTTTACCTGCAAGCCATGAGCTGACCATCCAGGAGTGGCACCAAGATTCTGACCCTGTGCAGGATTTCATCCAGAGCTGCTGTAAGCCTGACGGTGATGGAACTCTTCTTAAGTATATCTATGATGACTATGTGACGTGGTGCGAGTCGGTTGGGCGCAAGAGAATGACCAACCGAACGCTAGCCAAACGATTGCGCCAGTTAGGAATCAATCAGTGGAGAGGAAACGGCGGGACCAAGGTGAGCCTCGCCGTTAAGATGAAAACTGAGTGGCTTGACTACGCTTAAAGATACCAGGACTCAACGGGAACCTTGCAGAGATTCTGAATAAGAATTGCACGCTTCCCTTGAGGCTTGTGTACTCCATTCTCATAACGATTCAGCATATACCTATCGCACCCCAGAACCTTTGCAGCTTGGTCCAGCGTGTAACCCTGGTCCGTTCGCCAGGCCGTTAGTAGTTTACTGCCCTGACTCGCTTCTTTTACTTCAGACATAATTTAACTCCTTCAATACTTGATGCACTTCATCGAAACCTTTGCAGACCCTAGAGACCCAGCCGCGTTTTTCTAGCTCTTCCAGCCAACGCTTTTGCTCTTCGCTCACTCTTCCACCTTTGACTCTCTTGAGTTCAATCGCCAAACCGACACTTCCCGGCCTCGAATTTTTGTCGAATATGAGAATGTCTGGGACGCCTGATTTAAGCCCTTCCGCTCGAAGCCTTGCCCCGCGAATCGCTCCTTCTTTTCCTCTGCGCCCGTGCCCCTCATTAGGGACATGGCACCACAAGAGGCCGAGCTGGTCGAGCAGCTTCGCAACTCGCACCTGCTCCTGTCGCTCCGTTGGTACGCTGCTTTGTTTTGTTTTGCGCTTGGGCCTGAGCTCTCTGGCTGCTGCCTTCTCTGCGCTGTCGTCTTTTTTTGTTCGCTCATGAAAATTCTCAATTCGCTTCAAAATTCTTGCTCGGTATTCTTCGCTACTCATTGCTCTACTTGCTCCTACAAGCTAGAATGAATTAACGAGAATTTACCCTTTCGTTAGTCCACCTGCGCGGGTGGCGCCGAGTGTTTCGCGCCACCCACCAGGATCCCCTCACTCCTCGATACCGTGCTCTGCGAGCCAGTGCTCGTATTCTTCCTTAATTTTATCGTTCACCTTTTTGTGCATAGCGCTCAAGTAGTCTTGCAGCTCCTTAAGCGTCCATGACTCTGGCGGATTCGTCATAAGGTCCCTCAGCTCTTCGTCGCACTCGTTCGCAACGTGCATAAGGACATCACTCTCACGGTCCGCGTAGTATTCCTCTGTCCACTGTTCCAGGTCCTTCATCGCTGGTCGGTCATCGTCTTCACGGCAATACCCATCGGGCAGGCCCCGTGGCTCTCCGTCGTCCATGCTTCTCTCTTCTTCTGCTCGTGTGTATGCGGCAGTTCCTTGATAATTGTAGTCACTCACTGGCCAACCTCTTTCTGGTAATCACTGTATTCAACCGCCTGCAATTTAAGAATGCCACCAGTCATAAGAGCGTTTGAAACCCCTTTGTTTTGTTGCGTCACTGCATCGTTAATGATGGCGCAAACCCATGTGGTCATATCGCCACTCAAGCCACAGTCGGCCTTAATCGCTTTAGCCAGCTCGACATCTGAAAGCTCATCAACCTCAGCTAAAGGCAAAATTCGGCAACCTTCTTTTTTTGACTTAAACGTAATCCCAAAGAACGGGTCATCCGGCTCCTTACCGTCAAACGATTCTTTGTCCATAAACTGAGAAAAAAACTTTATTGTCACTTCCATAATCAACCCTTTCTAATGATACCGTGAAACACTGCTCACTATTCTTTCAACTTCACGACGGGACACCGGCGGCAGGCACTTGAGCCTGTTCACCTTGTCGGTAAGCTCCACCACTTCCGACGCTGAGTGTCCTTCCCAGAAAAACCTACCTGCTACCTTTGCCAACTCGCCATTACGCGAGCCGTCACCGATGGCGGGCAAGCTCTCAATATCTACCTTCGGCTTTTCCTTATCGGACCCCGGCAAAGAGTGGCGCTTAAATCCGCTGCTCTTCTTCTTGATTAGATGCACAAGCCAGCCCGGTACTCCTGGAATCAGTCCCTCTTTTAGTCCTATTTCAAACTCGTACCTCTTGCCCGAATGGTGCAATGAAGGCGGCGCCACGATGTAGCCACCATCGCCCTTCAGGTCTAAACCTGGAGCAAATTTTACTTTGTTCCCAAGGCCAGACGGCTTGAAGAAAAAATGATAGCCACCACCACCCGTGACAGCTCGCGGTCCATTGGAAAAGGTAGACACGTCTCGGTGCTGCTTTACTAGCTCCCTTAGTGTCTGCTTACCCTCTTCGCCATCGACATCGAGCACGGTGAACTGGTTGCAGTGAAGACCTATGTTGTAGTTTGGATTCTCGACCCACCAACGAATCACCTGAGACATATCAGTCGTTGCGTCCTTTACCCCACGCATCGAAGCTGGATGTTTGCCAGGTGAGTCGCAGCTTGATACGCCGCAAGAGCAGACCCCCCGCACAACAGTGTGTACGGGGAAAATCTCAAACCCTTCCATTACGTACCAAGCTGCCCAGCTCTGAAGATTCACGGATGCGCGTCCTCACCCGAGCCACTGGAGGGAACCGGCGGCACAGGTGGTAAAGAATCCTCAAAGCAGTTTTCACCAAAGACTTGAACCGGGGTAAGCGTCCCAGCCTTCAGCTGATTATAGGTTTCCAGCAACCAAGTAATTTGCTTGTTGGTAACCTTGTCTAGTGTCTTAATTTCAGCAGCCTCAAGCAAGGCTTGCTGTGAAACTTTAAACTTCTCACTGTACGCCTTAATCGCAGCAGCCAACCGCTCCTTATTGGTTTTCTTCTTAGCCTTCTTCGGCTTCTCTGGGGTCAACACTCCAGGGACTTGGAGAATTGAAACAATCTCCTGCTTCTTTGGCTCCGGCTTCGGGTCCTCGCAAGAAATGTACTCAGCCTCAACAACGCCTGGAAGCGTTGAATCAGTCGGCGCCACCTTGGGCACAACTGCATCAAGGGCGGGGTGTTTTACGGGCTCAGGGTTGGGTGTAATCTGCTTGTGGTAATCACGGATCTCCTCAACCGAGCCAAAGCCCTTAAGGGCATCGGCAAATGCAGTACGCAAGCAAAATGTTCGCGCCCTCATCTGAAGCATTCTCATTGGATACTGAATCCAGGGAATCTTACTCTTGTTATTCCAGAGTCGGGCCGTCTTTGCCATGTCTACACTAAACTGGTACTCGTAAACACTGACCTCACCGAGTCGATTTAATCGCCTTACCTTGCAGTGCGCTACGGCTTGCTCTGTATCCTTGTTGTCCCAACCTTCCTGAATATCGATAAAAGTAGCGTGAGCCATGCACACCGCCAGTAACGCGTCACCCCACATCGCCGCCTTCCCATTGATTACGCTGATAGAATCCAATGACTGCAAGGGACTGAGGCCAACTTCTGCGCCCTTCTCCATTGCAATAATAATATCCTGAACCTTGCCGCGATACGCTGACGGAACAAGCCCCGACTTCGATGCAATCTCAGCCAACTGCATAACCTCAGTAAAACTTTGTGGTCCTAATTGTGTAAGTGAGTTTGTCATTATAGACCTCCTGCGAATGTTTTAGGGTAGCAGCGAGCAGCACGCTTGCCGTTCTTATCTTCCGTGAATACTGCAAAAGACTTGTCAACAAGCTTACCGTTACCACCGTCGCCAACCAGGACCGGATGGGTCAAGCGCTCATAGGAGCCAGAAGATTCAATCAGCTTATTCTGTAGCTTCGTCTTCTCCTTATTAAGCTCGCCCTCAATCGTCACAATTTCAACAATACGATTTGCGTGCTCAATCTCTTCCGGTGTCATCTGACGCTGTGAGTCAAGAAACCTCTCTCTCTCAAGCAACGTCTTGCGGCACTCGGCTGAGTCATCGACCTCTGGCGCAATGCCTGTAAGAATGTGGTCTTTCCAAAACTTAACCGAATCCTGCTCAATCTGCGCGGCTCGCTCATTATCGGCGTGAATTAGGAATGGCGTTGATAGAGCGTGGTGACTGAAATCAGCGTCAAGAATTACAAAGGGCCAACCGTATTTGTAGCACTGCATAATTGCCTGAATTTTATACATCTCAGGGACATCATCCGACATTGCCTCACCCCATGCACTGCGGTGCTGCCCATGCGCCTGCTTGAGTTCAACACCAAACAGAGCCTTGCGGTGGCGCGAAGAGGGTACGGCAAAGTAGTCGCCGGTAAGCCGCATCGGCACACCATCCACCTCATAAAACAGGGTAGGGGCTCTCTTAAGGACCACCTTATACCCGTTCTTAGAGAGGTTATTTTCAACCATCTGCGAATGCCCGTGCTCCATGAACAAGCCTCGCTCTAAAAGTTCGGTGCTCCCTTGCCTCTCTTCACCCAGGGAAATGCGTCTGAATATACTGTTTTTGCTCGACCACTTGTGTTGGCCCTGGATGGCCGCATGGTCCGTTGACGATAAAATCTTAGAATCTTTCAGTTCCATAAGAACTCCTTTTCTGTTAGTCCTGTCTTGACTGTAGGCGTTGTTGCGGTTAACGTCAACAGAAATCTAACATCAGGGAGTGACAATATGTCTTCAGTTAACAAAGTAATTCTAATCGGAAACTTAGGAAAAGACCCAGAAATCCGCTACACGCCACAAGGCGCAGCCCTTTGTAAATTTACAATGGCCACCAGCCAGAAGAAAAAAGACGGGGAAGATTCGACCCAGTGGCACAAGGTCACAATGTTCGGAAAGAAAGCAGAGGTATGCGGGGAGTATCTCAAAAAGGGCCAGAAGGTCTACATTGAGGGACGCATTGAGTATGGACAGTACCAAGACAAGGAAGGCAACACTCGCTACACGACCGACATTATCGGCTACGAGATGCAGTTTATGACGCCCAAGAACGCACCCAACAGCGGCGGGGCTCCTTTCTAATGGGCGGTATAGTATTCGCACTTTGCTTTCTGGCTCTTGCCTTTGCTCTTTTTTTTGTTGCAGTCGGGATTGAGCTAACGACTCGCCGCAAGCTTAGCAAAGGCATCCAGAAAGAAGTGGCGCAATTTAGGCGCAGAAAAAAAAGAAACGAAATATGAAACTTGCCCCACCTTCGCAACAGCGTAAATGGTTATCGAATCCCTTATGAAAATTATTTACTTAGAAGGTGGGGCATCTCATGCTTGCAATAGGTAGCCTTTTCTCTGGCATCGGTGGCCTCGAGCTGGGTCTCGAGGTTGCGGGTGTCGGCAAAACAATCTGGCAAGTTGAGCAGGATGACTTTTGCAGGAACGTACTTGCCAAGCACTGGCCAGAAGCGGAGCGATTCGATGACATCAAAACAGTTGGAGCTAACAATCTCAGATATGCAGACATCATCTGCGGAGGATTCCCCTGCCAAGACATCAGCCTGGCGGGAAGTGGCGCCGGTCTGGCTGGGGAAAGGTCCGGCCTTTGGGGGGAAATGTACCGGGTCATTCGCGAGATTCGACCGCGATTCGTCGTCGTGGAAAACGTCCCAGCTCTTACTGGGCGGGGGCTCGGAGCCGTACTCGGAGACTTGGCCTCTTGCGGGTACGATGCGGAATGGGATTGTATCAGCGCGGCATCCATCGGGGCGTGCCACCGACGCGATAGGCTTTTCATCATCGCTCATTATGCCAACACCGACAGCGGCAAAGGGCGGCAACGTCTCCAGGGGAGGCAAGCGGAAGAACGAGAAACTTTTAACCGGTGCAGCGAGGGACTTGGCGGCGGGAATGCTGCCAACCCCGACAGCGAGCCAGTACGGGACAAGCCAAAACGGGACACGAGCAGACGGGACAACGTTCAAGCAGGCAGGCAAGCCCAGTCTGTGGACGATGGCAAAGAAGGGGATTCTACCAACCCCGAGCGCGAGGGACTTCAAGAGCGGAAAAGGGCGCAAGGAGAATGGACATACGCCTCAATTGCCGGAGGTCATGGGGGGAATGTTGAACCCCGATTTTGTCCAGTCGTACATGATGGGTTTCCCGGACGGGTGGCTCGACTAAAAGCCCTTGGCAATGCTGTTGTACCAGCGGTTGCTTATCAAGTTGGTAGAGCTCTACTTCAAAGAATCAACGAGGCCAATTGTACTTGAACCACCTAGCAGCTTTTGCCTTTTCTGGTGAAGAGCCGCGAGTATCGAAGTGGACGAAGTTCTCGTAAAGACCTAATCCAAACCCAGTGCCTAATCTTCGAGCTGCATTCTCAAGCTCTATGTAGAGACGAAGCATATAAGCGCCATGCCTTTTCGTTTCATCGACGTAGGTAATATCGGCAGCATAAACAGTACCATCTCGCGGAAGATGCCAGCTCTTTGACGCGCCACCAACTGCTTTATTGTGCTTCTCGCATCGGTACGATGAGTTGATTCTTAGAGGGCCAACGACCTTACGAACGCTATCTAAAACAGTGACGAGCGACTGAGCGGGATTTGTTTTTCCGCAGCAGTTGCAAGCGAACTCTTCAG